TCAGCTTGCCGTCTTCATGTATTCTTCCTCAGAGACCCCCAACAATCTACAGATCAGCCGTTCATCGTCACTCATGGCCCCGGCCACCTCCGAAGAGTTATGCGCGGAACCGTCTCTAGCTTCAGCCTGCAAATACTTTTCTTCGGAAACGCCCAAGAGATAACAGATCTTCTGCTCATCGGCATTCAACGCCCTGGCCGTGCTAACCTGGCCACCGGCTTCTCCGTGCTGGTTGAGTGCTTGCAGGTGCAGATTCGGCCGGTTGGTCAGCGCCACCGAAGACAAGGCGGCAATGACGCCATTACTTTTGCCGTAGAGAATGACCGGGCTAAGGTAGCGGTACTGCCGAGTGGCTATCAACTGGCTGCCGGTCCGGTTCCAGGTAACCCGGCCCCAGATCGCGCCATCCATTTCTCTCAACTCCTGCACCCAGCCCACCGCCGGAGCAGCCTCTCCTTTTGGTGCCTTTAACTCGGTTGCATGCTCCAGATCAACCGGCAGATCCACACCATTCCTTTGAAACGCCTGAACAACGGCAAATGGATTATTGTTGACCCAGCGACGGCCATCGCGTCCGATGACCTCGCCGGCAGGGACCAGTTCCACCCATTCCGGTGCTTGGGTTCCAGTGGGGTTGATTTCAGTCGTATTGAGTGCGGTCGTTAGGTTCCACATGATGTTCACCTTGGTGATCGTTATTCAATGGCCGGAGACAATCCTTGCCGCCGGTCAATTTGCCCTGAACACTCCAACCCCGTTTAAAACCCGTTTAAAATCCCCTGTATTCGATTGCAGAATCCAGGGGAGGACCATGGAGCGCATGATGGTACAATTGAGAAACAGGCGATTTTGAGAAGGGAATAGACAGGGGGGAAGGAAGAGGAGAAAAGAGCCGTGCAGGTGGCTCAATCACCCACCTGCACGGCCAACCATGCGGCGGGACGGGGGAACCGCATGGAGGAGCCTTTCGTGGAAGCTCCTGACTACAGGGAGAGGACACCCAACTCCTGCAAAGCCTGCCGTTCGGCTTTAATGGCAGCCGGATTGTTCCATGGAACGTGCTCGCTGTTGAGGCCCTGACAAGAAGCCGTGGGAAAGGCCGGCAACTTAAGACGGAGTGCATTCTTCCAAGGAAGGACACTCCGGTCCAACTCATCCCGGCCGGAGAGGATACTGCCCAATGCGGCCAGTTGTGTAAATTTCGCCACCAGCGCTTCCGCCGCCCTGGCATACTCGCCGCCCAGGACTTCAGCCCGGACCAGCAGAAAGGACTTCACGGCCTGGGGCTGGATCCGCTCCTGCAATTGTTTGAGCCGTTTTTCCTTGTCGTACAGCATGCGCTTGAGCCCGGCAGTAATCTCTTCGGCCTGTGCTTCAATGGCCTCGGCATGGGTCCGGGCCTCCTGGACCTGCTGCCTGCCACCTTCCAGTTCCTGCTCAATGGCGGCCAGTTCGGCATCGACATTCTGGCCGATTTCTCTTTGGGCCAGCAACCCTTGACGCTTTTCAATGATCTTCTGCAAAGAGGGAACGTCTTCCCAGGCAGCGGCAACCTTGTTTTCCTGATCTGTAATCGCCTGGCGGATTCTCCCTACCTCATTGCCTGCAGCTTCCATCTCTTCCTGAATGCCCAGCAATTCCTGAAGGGAACATGAACAGTCCAAGGCGGACAGTTCCGCTTGCAAGGCGGCCAACTCGGTGCGCAAGGTATCCTGCACCGATTTAGCCTTGTTGTATTTCTCCTGGGCCGATTCAAGCCGCTGCCGGTACATGGCCACGGTCTGCTTTTCGTTGTGCCCCAAGTTCGCTTCACCGCCATGGCGCTCCAGATAGGCCTTGAGCCGTGAGCTCTCTTCGCCGACACTTATGCCCAAGATGGCCAGATTGGGCGAAAGGGTAAATTGCCTTTCAATGCTCCCGATTTGGCTCTGCACCGTTTCCCGGTGCGCCAATAGCTCTTCAAATGATTGCGATTTTTTCATTGTGCCTCTCAAATTCGATTCATTCATCTGCGGTGCCGAGAATATTCCACACCTGCCGTTCTCCCACACGGTATTTGCGGGCAATTTCCGATGCCTTGAGCCCCCGGTCGTAGTCCCGGCGGATGGCGGTATTCCTGATCTTCCGCTTCAGCCCGGCCAGCATTGGAAAAATCACGGTCGTTCCCTGAAAACGGAGAGACAACTCGATTGCCTTCTGAACCCCGACAACTTCGGCAACATCCTGCAAGCTTTTCGGGAGTTCACTGATCTCCGGAAGCATGGCATCAGTAATGTCCATGCCTTGGACCTTAAACAAAGAGCTCAACATGTCGTGTTTTCCGTTCCATTGATATCCGTCCGTCACGGCTACGATACTGCACCATTTCAGTCTGAACTTTCAAGACTGCAACAGTGCAGTTACATGTCGCGAGCCTTCTCAATGACATCGGTAAGCGCGTGAAGGATCAGGCCAAGGCCGCAGGCCGAAGTCTCGGTGAGACCGATATGGCCTTTGCCGGTATGCAGAGCTGGAGTCGTGTCGGCCAGAAAGGATAAAACTGCCGCCGCGTCGTTCAGTAGATCGGTCCGATTAGCCGTTGCCGGGCCAAGGTTCAATTGTATGTTTGCCGATTCCATAATTCTTCCCATCACTGTTCCTTGTAGTGTTTGAGATCAAGCTTGTTGATTGCCAACCTGTTCGAAGGATTCGGAGAGTTCGAGCAGATCCTTCATTGTTGCGATGATGTCATTGGCTTTTTCATAGGTCAAGAACCGCTTGTCTGAGACCTGGACCGCCAGATAGATGAACTTGCGCAAACCCTGATCCCGGCCTTTGCCATGGGCCACCCTGGAGAGAAAGCCCCACAGGCGATCGATTTCAAAAAGCTGATATTTGGCCGCCATCAGCGGCAGGGTTTGGATGTCAGGCTTCTTTTTCTCCGGTGGTTGGATCAGGCCCCGTCGTATGGCTTCGTCAAGGAGGTCATCCAACACGTATTTCGTCTGCCATGCGGTCAGGGCTGCAAGGGTCTGCGTTCCATACGTCTTCATGAGCTGATCCCGGAACACAGCCGCATCAATAGCCATTTCCTTCAATAACTTGCGGATTAAACCCCTCCGTTGCGTCGTCCGATTCGTCGTTTTCCCCTTTTCCTTGGTCATGATGCACCTCTCTCTTACGCCACTTTCACTTCCTTGCTTCGCTCCCGGTTCTTTTTCTGAAGCCGCAGTTTACGCAAACGTGCCGCGCTGTCCGTGTCTACCGGGCACTCGGCTGGTTCAGCAATGAGGCACCATGTTCCCTTCATACCGGGTTCTTGTTGTTTGACCGCGATTCCGCGCCGGACCAACAGTCGCAGCCATTGCTTCGCATAGTCTTTACTCACACCAGCCATTTCGATCAGATCATCGACCTGAATCCGATGACGCATTCGCAATACCCGCCACATCCGTTCATGCTTATCTGGCTTGGGCTGTACACCTGGACCATAGTTTCCTTGTCTCAGCCTCGTGAGCCGACCGGCCAAGGTTAGGTCTGACAGAATCCAGACAATCCTTTTGCGATCATTTTTGGACCTGATCTTTAGCTTCTTGTAAATATCATCGGCCGACACCTCGTCTTTGCTGATAAGCAGGGTGTTGGCCGTATCGAGAACCAGACGGGAAAATGAAATGTGCGCCATCATGCCCTCCCTTTCATGCCAAACTTGCAGGCAACACGAGCCAACTCGGCGTCGACCTCGCCGGTTCGGTGCAGACTGGAAACCGCATGTGCTAGGTTGATGGTGTCGCGCCTGACGATCCGCAGATCGCCACCGCTGGCCGCGTGCATGATCCCGGTGGCCTCGGCGTTTAACTTCAAACCCGTGCACTGATCCACATACACCATGATGTCCGAGGCGCTGACAGGCTCGAACTCCAAGGTCCGGTAGGTCCGGGACCACACCCGGCGGTTTTGTTGCATCAGTACGGGCAGCTCTTCCTCGCCGATCAGCACGATTACTCCACTGGTGACCTTGACCAGGTCGCGGGCAATCTCCAGGTACTTTTGGCCGAAGCGCTCGACTTCATCGATGAATATCGGTCGGTTCAGCCGAGCCATGGTCTCGGCGATCAGTTCGAAGCACTTTCCCCTGCGGCCTGGTGCATGGCCGATACCCAATTCACGGCAGAGCTTCTGGAGGAAGTCGAGTTCGGTCCAAACCGAAACCGTTTCGATATAGGGGCAGCCATTTCTCGCCGCCCAGGTCTGGACCGTGCGGGTCTTGCCCCGGCCAGCCCGGCCCCAAATGCAGCCCAGGCGCTCGTCGCCCAGGCCGGAGTCCCTGGCCAGCATGAGGCCCTGCATCAAGGTCTCAAAGGACCGGACGTTCTTGGTCTGAACAAAGGTGGGGGTGAAGCGTACTTTACTCATGGCTGATTCCTTCAAGAACCTGGTTGGTTTTGTGCTGCCGATACCCGGTGCATGAGATGGTATTTCATGCGGCATGTTTCCCAATACTCTGGATAGTTGGTATAGGCGGCTGTCTGCTCAAAGATGGTCATGAAACTGGTCCATTCCGAGCTCAGTAGCTCGCCCATGGCTTCCAACTCCATCAGGCGTTCGTAGCGGTCCGATTCGTTCAAGCGTAAAAGAGATGCCTCGAACTCCCTGGCCTCGGCCTCGCGATGCAGCCGAATTGCCTCTGCAACCTCTTTGGCAAACGCCTCCTTGTCCAGAGGGGCCGGCTTCTCTTCGATCTCTGCTCTTGGCTCGGAACCCATCGGAATGCCCATCGCTTCCATCTGCCGTTGGTGTTCGGGCAGCACGACCTTCTTCAGCAGTTCCCGTGCCGTGCCCACGGTCATGCTCTTGATCCGGTGTTTGGTCTCCAACTCGTGGGCAAGCTGGGCCTTATCGTGGTCATCGCCCAGGATCCTGGCCGCCGGATGCACGGCAATCTTGCGGTCGGCCCGGCAGAAGAATTCGCCGGTCTTCTCATAGAGGTACAGGCTTTCCCGGTCCTGGATGTCGTAGCGCACCACCACCGGCTCCCTTCGCCCGTACAGGGCCGGGTGATAGTAGTATGCACCGAACATCCGTACGCCCTGCTTGCTGATGGAGCGCAACTCGATACTCATCATCAGCTCGACCAGGTTCACCTGGTCTACACCTGGTCCCCGTCCGGCCTCAAAGATTTCCTTGGGGCTCTTGCCGTTCAAATGGCCGCGTTGCGGTCTGTTGGCGTATTCATCGAACCAAGCTGCAATGATCGTATGGGCCTGGTCGATGGTCAGAGAAACATTACCGCCGAAGCGTTCCCATAGTCGCCGGTGCAACCGTTCACCCCGGTGCATCCGGGCCGGTTTGTTGGTGATTGAGTTGCCGGTATAGGTGGGCAGGATGCTTTCGATCTCCAACAGGGTGCCGAAGAAGCGTTCCACGGTTTTGGATTGCCCATGGTAGGGCCAGGCAAAGGTCGTGGCAATGCCCAGCCGGGCATAGAGGCCGGCAATATGGCCGTTGTCAAAGTCCTTGGCACCGGTGAAATGCTTGCCTTTGAACGCCCGGCCGTTGTCCAGGTAGGCCACGCGTGGCACTTTGCCCAGGAATAAGATAGCCCGCCTCAAGGCGGAGTGGATGGCGGCCGTGTTCTCCGTGGGCATCAGTTCCCAGCCCAGGGGCATATTGCTCTTGCAGTCGTACCAAAGAACCAGGGTCGGGCGGCAGGGCTTGCCGGTCCAGGGGTTGATCACCTCGAAGTTGAGCACATGGCCGTCGGCGGTCACCAGGTCGCCCACCTCGATCAGGTTCCAATCTCGTTCAATGGTGTAGCCGCATTTATTCTCCAGAGCCTGTTCACCTTCACGGTGGAAGATCCACAGCGGATAGTCCACATCCCGCAGCCGTTCGATGAATCGTCTACAGGTCCTATCGCTCAAAGTGTCGATGCCGCGATTGCGCATGGCCATCCGTGCCCAGCTGACCACGGTGGAAATCCTGATATTGTTAGGATGATAGGCTAGGTTGCGCAGGATCTCGGCCTGTTCTTCGGTCATCTTGGTCATGCCGCGCTGATGGCCGCCCCGGCTGTCGGCCAGGCTGTAGGGGTCGCCATTGCCTTTGATCTTCAGCTTCCAGCTCTCGACAGTCTTCCATGAGACCTCACCCAGCAGGTCCCGCAGTTCGGGCCATTGTCCGGCCTGGTACAGGATGATGAACTCATCGCGGGCATGGGTCTTGCGTTTGCGGCCCGCTTTCTGCAAGTGAATCAGGTACTGCCGCACCAATTCGTATTTGGCTAGGGCGAGCTGTTTCTTCCGCTCGGACAAGGGTTGGGCCGATTGCAGTTGCAGGGGAAGAGTGTCGGAATTTGTAGTAAATTGAGGTGGCTCGGCTTCCTTGATGATGCTTGGTGTGGGCAGGTTGGCGATGGCCTGAATGGCGAGGTAGCTACGGATTTTGCGCAGTTCTTCTTTGTTCAATGATAGAGATTCGAGGTTGTAGATGTTGCCACCTATCTTCACCCTGGTCTGAACGATCCAGTTTTCTTGACTAGCCCGTTTGCGGATCATTCGTTGTGATATGCCAAGTGCTGCGGCAAGTTGGCTGGTTGCAATCGCGGTCATGCAGAAAATCCTTTTCCGAATCTACGTGAAAATGCAGCCCACGATGTCATCGCTCCATCTCCTTGAGAAACAACTCTCGTTTACGTTTTTCACGATTCAGGCGCTTTGTTTCTTCATCCAGTTTTTGTATCTCGGCCCGCAAGGCATCAGGTCCGGGCAGAGTAAACACCCCGGCGGTCTCTCCGAGAATCCGAATGGGTTCAATGCTTCCGGTTGCCTGGCAGAAGGCGGGCAGCAGTTCGGCGGGCATGCGGTGGGGGTGACTCTCCGCCGTCCAGTTATTCACTTGATGGACACTGACGGCGATACCGGAGAGATCGGTCATTTCTTCCGCGATGGACTCGCGGCTCTTGGGAGCATGCCGGATGGCATTGCGGATGGCGGCTTGAAGTTGGCCGGAAACATTCATTCTGCCGCTTTGGGAGGTGGCGCGCTGTTCGCGTTCTTCAACCAACAGCTCAAACAAACTTCGCTGATTGGATGGATTGACGAATCTTTTCCGCGCTTTCGTCATTGCCTTCTTCGTTGCCCCCTGCTACGTTCCGATACAAGAACATAGCGTTCCGGCCATAATTGTTCCGGCTGCATGCCAAGCTTATCAGCGATGATCCGTTCCATCTTGGGGTATGGTTTATTGAGGGCACTCAAGACACATGTGCGGCTCAAGGAAAGCTCTCTGGCCAGCTTGGCGAAATTGTAGCCAAGCAGTTCCAGTTGATACTTGATCCATGCCCGGCGTTCACTGGCTGTCTTTGGAATTGTTACTATTGTCATGCGGGCAAAATACCCGTTTGGGTACTTTTGTCAAATAAAAAATCCCAAACAGGAACGGATGTTTCCAAATGGAGAAACGAATGTTTCTCCATGGTTCCTTGAAGTCGGAACCAACTTATCGATATCGCCGAAGCAACAGCTTAAGATTTTTATATTTTTTTAAACTCGGAACCCGTTCTCAAAAAAGGAGCTCAGGTTCCGAGTTCACAACTGAACAACTCGGAACTTGGGCGGCATGAAAATGAGTGTTGCAGAACGCATAAAGCAAGCTCGTGGAGCCGATTCTCAGGAAGAATTTTCTGAGAAAATCGGAATTCATAAAACCACGCTAGGACGCATAGAACGCGGAGAAAGAGTCCCGGACCAAGTGTTATTGGCAAGAATCTTGGAAGTTAGACCAGAATTAAGTCCAGCATGGTTGTTAATTGGAGAAGAGCCGGCAGAAAGGACAAAAGAGATATTAAATCGTTCGATTGATTATTTGCTTTTACAAAATATTGTAGTTGCTATTGAGGAAATTTTGGTTTCTCTCAACGAGAGTTTATCGCCAATTAAAAAGGCACAGTTGATAACAACGCTCTACAAAATATTTAGTGAAAGGGAAGAAAAAGAAATTGACAAGGAAGTTGTTGCCAATCTTATCAGATTGGCATCGTAATTTATGAATTCAGTTACATTAACAGTTCAGAATTAAATCATATCGGTGCAGATAAGATTCAAGGTATCTCTCAATAAAAAATTTGACAGTGATATTCTCCCTGTGAATTACTTTTTTCTAGGTTTGCGTGACAAAATCAGCCTCAAAACGGAAAATTTTCTTGAATAGAAAATTCATCCTCATACTTCTATTTCTCTCCCCCTAAGTACCGAGACAGTTTCAAAAAAGTTTCATTCAAGTTCCATCAAACCACGCTATTGCTTTTTTCTAGGTTTGCATGTCCCCCTATAACAACTGGAAAAATTTTTGCCCAAGCGGCAACGATTTTGTACCCCGATAATAAATGAAAACAAAAAAGGGTTCGCCGATTTTTCGGTAAACCCTTGATTACAAATCATATATTTTTGGTCGGGGCGGAGTGATTCGAACACTCGACCTCCTGCTCCCAAGGCCGACGCGCCGGGGAAAAATTGTTCGATATTATTGAAGTTACAGTACAGCTTTTGCGGCGTTTACAGTGAAAATCATTTTGACGTAAGAGAAACCGCCACCAAATCCGCCACCATGACCGAGGGTGAAAACTCGGTTCCTTATTGCCCAGTTTTTCTACAAGGAAATTATGATATGGAAAATCAGCTCGAAACTGTTTGCCATTGTTGTTCGTCCAAAAGAAGATTTCCTGTTTCTTCCCTAAGATATTTAATATGAGTATATAGGTTATCGATTACACGGTCATGTTTAGCTTCATCATGTCCTTCAAAGCACATTTTCAATGTAATGTCACATTTTTTTCCGGAGCTTAACAATAAAAGAAATTTATTTTTAATCGGATCGAATCCTAATTCTTTTATTAAAAGGCAAAGAATTTGTTCAAAACACACAAATCTTTTCTCTATAATTGGCAATTTACTTTGTAACCTTTCTTCTTTAGCGAGTGCTTTCAAAAATTTTTTATCGCCTGTAAACATTAAATCATCTTCTGCGTCAACAAGCTCCTGTAATAATTGCATTTCACCAGCATCAAATGCATTGTCATTTTCTGTTAAAATATCAATAAAAACTGAATCTGATACTTCTTTGTCTACTCTGCAGCAAACATCCTCTAGAAACATCTCAATTCTTCTTACTATTTCGACACCATAGATCGAAACGGCCCTTCTTCTTTTAGCTTCATTGTCTACAGATGGACAAAATTTATACTTTAGCGTTTTTAAAACGCAAAGTTCGCCAAATTCTCTTTCAAGAATAGTTATTGATGGATTTAGCAAGTCCAATTGAGCAAGTTTATGCACCACATCATTATCAATTAATAATGACATGATTGTTACTCTGCTTGCATCAATTTAAATAAATAATCAATTTGATCTTGATTAGCACCATCTACGTTTATGTTAGAATCGAGCATCTCTTTGAGCTTTCTACGCCAACCAGGATTCAGGTTTAACTTATTTAATGCACTCTTTCCGGTCGGCATATGATTATTAAATCCAAAATTTAGAACAATGTGACCTGGGTCTATGTGGTCCCGCTCTCCAAGCATTATTGCTTGGCTGGCCAAATTACCAGCTTTGATCTGCCGACCATTTTTTACTGTAAATTCAGTATCATTCTTCCCGGTTAATAAAGTTAACGAAAATTCTTTTGCCTCTATTTCTTGGGGATCTTCTCCAATATTTTTAACTTCAGATTCAGCTATAGCATACCCGCTATCTAAATGATTATGGGCAATATGTCCCATTTCATGGGCTAGCAAAAATAATAATTCGCTAGAATGCTTATATTTTTTTGTAATTGCGATAATTGGCCTGCCGTTAACATTAGTTACAACGGCATCCATTTTCTTCTTAACGGGTAATTCTGGAATATAAAGAATAGGGATTCCATGTTTCCAACAATACTGAGTGAGGTTTATTAGATCAACCCACCTTTCTCCCGATCTTAAAATTTCATCTCTAATGATTTCCGCTTCAGGAAGTGGCCTATATTCCGTAAATGTTATATTGGCAACTGTTGTCGCTAGTGAATGAATAACAGCTGATGCCGCTTTTAAATCATCAGGATTTTTGTTTGCAGCATGCTTGTATCTACACTCAATATTTCTCAAGCGGATTTCTGAGGAATCGTTCAGTACGCTTTTTGCGTCAAGATTCACAAAATTGGAGAGGCTTAACAGGAGTTGCTGAACCGCACCAGGCGACGAATTTAACTCCTCATCCCACCAGTATGGCACAAAATCCACAATTTTTTTTGCGAGGGTAGGGTCGATGCACTTAAGTCGACTCGACAGATTGGCAACTGAGCGCGGTAGTGATGGGGTCATGGTATCCTCCCTATAGTCTATTTTTGACTTTCAGAGATTTGATGGCCACCGGTTCTATCGCATGATGATAGAAAGCAACAGCTTTTAAATGATTAGATTATTTCTAATGGAAAAAATGAAGAATTGATTTCCTGCAACCAAATGAAATTACAAGTTAATCTGAATTGAACGATCAATCTAATTTCAACGCCTGTCGCTAATATATTTGTACAGCTTTGTCAACATTAAGTCAATGTCAACGACAATTTAACATTTTAGGATTGGTGAGGTAACCCACAAAACAATAATGAGTTTTGAATGATGCGCTTTTCGGCCAAAGACCGTACATCATTACCCCTTTTTTTTGACTGCCTGAAAAGGCTTGTGCTGCAATGGATTTGGCGCTATTGATATAACTTCTCAGAATAACTGTTTTTTTCTGAAAAACTCTTATGCTACTTTCGACGATGGGAATCCAGATTTATTTTCTCCCCCTTCTTCCCTTCTCTTTCTCCATTCCTTAAACATCGGAAAAAAACTTTCGATCTGGTTTTTCAGCCAGGCCGTGTTTTTTGACCCTCCTGTTTCCTTCGCCCATTCTTCAAGCTCTTCATAAAATGCATCCTTTGAAGGACGCATTTTTTCACCTGTAATAAACCAATGCATATCAACTTTTTCTTTCAAACCCCATTCAACAAGCAGGGGTAATAAAGTTCCTCTTTTTTTTCTGTTACTTAAATCAGCAGCAGAAATTCCTAATAAAATCGCCGCTTCCTTTCCTTGCGAGAGCCCTTTTATTTCCAAGAGCCTCTTCACTATTTCATCAAAATTCACCATATCGTAAATCTTCCTTGACTTGATACACCAAACAGTATATCAAGAATTAACGGAACAGTTTATCGATTTAAAAATAAATAAAATTTCCCCATGACCCTAATAGACGCTTTCCATCTATTCGTACATTTCATCATCTTTCTAGGCCTCGGCCTTTTGCTCTACTGCCAACTCTTGGGGCTGTTGCTCCGTTTTCTGTTCCCTAAAATGCACTCTCGTTTACAGCAAATTATTCATAACCATGAAACCACAACCCCATGAGCTCACCGACATCTCAGACATGCAGTGCAGCCGGTGCGGCAGGCCGTTCGACATCACCATCCAACAAACCCCGGCAGGCGAGCACGAGACCTATTTGCAGTGCTTCACCTGCTTCTATGCCATCAAGCTCACCCGGTACGCACCCAAGCCGGAAATCGTCACCGTTCACTAAGGTATAAACGAACAACTCACCAAAACCCATAGAAAAAAAGGAGCATGCACGAAATGTCAGCCGAAAAAACACTCGATAAAAAGAACGAAAAACCCGGAACCCTCTGGCTCTCAGGACGAATCGATTCAACGCAGCAGGTGGGCACGGATAAGGAAAACTTCCCCATCATCGAAACCATCCTCCTCACGCCAGCCCCGGACCCCTACAAACACCCCAACAAATACTGCATCATGTCCCGTTCCAAACTGGGCAACAAGGAAGACGAACTGACCATCGAGGTTGAAGTCCAGTGCCGCCCCTGGAAGGACAACAAAGGCCGCTGGCACTATCCCCATTATCTGTGGACGGTCTGATGCCCATGGTCGCCAGCCCCCCGAACCCATGGAGCGCCGTCCGGCTTCCGGCGTCTGCCGGTGCCGGGCGGATCTCCATGGCGGCCGTTTCTCCCGCCGACCCTTGCGGAGCAGCTGCGCTTCCGGAAGAACCACCGCTCTCTTTTTCGCTCACCTATAGCGAAATAGGGGAGGGCCTCTGCCGGTGCGTCGATACCGGGGTGATCACCATGGAGCAGGCCAAAGCAATCGGCAATCACCTTTTCCCTGTAAGGAGTCACTGACCATGACCTGGACCCCTATGATTAGCTCCACCTTTTTCGATGGCGTGCAAACCGACATGCTCACCGCCGTGGCGGGCATCCTCGGCCTTGCACTCATCATTTTCGGCCTTGTCATGCTGATGAGGGTCATCGGCAGATAGGCAAGGCTCTTTATCCCCCGCAAGCATAAGGAGACCCCCATGCCCACCCCAACCCCAATTGACAACATGTTTTCCGCTGTAGACATATCTGGCATTTCCACCAATGTCAGTACGCTCCTGATTGCCTTCATCGGCATCAGCCTGTTGTTCCTCGGCTACCGGTACGTGCGCAAGACCATGAACCGGGGCTAATCCCTGAACCTCTTTATTAGGAGACCACCATGCAAGCACTGTTCGACGCTGTATCCGTCACCGGCATTTCCACCAACGTCAGCACCCTGTTGATTGCCTTCATCGGTATCAACCTGCTGTTCCTTGGTTACCGGTATGTCCGCAAAACCATGAACCGGGGCTAATCCCCAACCATGATCGGGGGAGGGGCAACTCTCCCCGAACCTTTCAGGAAGCAACATGCCGCAAGTCGATCCCATGAATTATTTGATGGCCGCTCTTTCCACTCTCACCGGTGGGCTGATCGCGGACATTCAAACATTGATTTTAGGGCTTGTGGTCTGCTCGTTTATCCTCATGGCTTTGGATTTGCTGAAAGATTTTGTTTTGGTTCCCTTTGGCGAGGCTGCTGCCAATGCGCTTACAAATCCCGTTGCTGCCTTTAAAAAGGCGTCCACAGCGTATCACCATGCTCGTCTCAAATTTGCCGGTCCTGGCGAGTCTGTCTATCAAGCGCCATCCGATCCTCGCCGGGACGTTGAAATATCCCCCCTGCGGCAATACGACCTCGATCTTTCTTACCGTGGCGCGGACAGCCTGCCGGAATCGCCGGTTTCTATCTATGACCAGAAAGAAAACACCTGGGAACGGGATGGGGTGAGCCTGTCACAAGATCAGTTCGATCAACTCGACGATGCGCTTGAATCCTCACGGCGTGGCCGCATGTCCGACGATGAGGTGTCCGATATGCTGTTTCATGCCTGCAACGATTACCGGAGACGACACCATGACGATTAATCTTGCTGCCTACGGCACGGGCCTGGGCCTGGTGATGGTCGGCTGGATCGCTGGCCTCGTGGTCAGTTACGTTTTTTCAATCATTCGCGGCATAGGGCACCTGGGATGACCGCCGCCGAACTGACCGCCATTCTCGAGCAGATCACCCTGCAACTCGGCGACATCATGTCGTTTGGCCTGGGCGCGCTCTGCGGCATCGCCTTTGTGATTGCATCGAACATCAAGTGGCACTGAGGAGGAACCATGTGGAAAACCGAATCCAAATGGAAGGGGAGGATGACCAATGATGCAACTGCCCGTTGATTTCCAGGCTTCCACGCTTTTCTCCGAGTTTTTTAACCTCGCCGCACCCTTCGCCGGGATCGCCATGCTGATTGCCTGCGGCTTCCTGGTCAACCGAATGTTGAAGAATGTGCCATGACCATTCTGCCAGGAGAACCAACCATGCCATGGATGAACATCATTTGCGGCCAATGCGGCCATGAAGCTGACCTTGAGGACTGGACCTCGACTCCCTTCAATGGAGAGCTGCCCCACGGCACTTATCAGTGCCCAAACTGCCAGTACGCTTTCAGACGGCAATCAGAGCCAGGAACGGTCTTTTCAAGTGGCCTCTACATTCCCGGCAAGATTGCGTTGGTACCTGTCCCGGCCTGGCTGTGAGAGAAAACGCCATGACCATTCTGCCATCCTTCCCCCTGATCCGGCGGTGGGCCTTGCTGCTCGCCTTTATTGGCCTCTGCTTCCTCATTGGTTTGCTGAAAAGGATACTCTCATGAATCGAACCATGCTCTACGCCTTGGGCGTGTATCTGACCTTTCTTTGCTTCGGTTTTTACCTCAACAATGCCCACGGCGGACCCTTGCAAGCGCAAGGCGGCTTTCCTTCCATCCGCAGCACCGACCCGCCCAAGCAGTATGAACCGGGCAAATCCTGCCGGGAATACCTGACGGTCTGCGAGAAGTCCTGTGCCAGCAGAGACGGCATCTACCGCTTTCTCTGCCTGGGCCAGAGCTTCAACCCCGGCGCGGAACGCTACCGCTGCCAATGCGGCGATGAAGCCTTTGTGCCGCAGGTGGTGCATGCAGAGCGAGCCCCCGAAATGACCGAGAAAAAGGAACCGGGCAAATGAAACGGTTGGTCCTGCCCACGGTCTTTTTCTTCCTCCTGTCCCTTGCTCTTCCTCAACCATCAGACGCCTTGGTTGGGGACCCGTCCTTATACATCATACCGGCGGCTTCTATTGGCGTTGCCCTGCTGCCTGTCAGCACCGCCGCAACTGTCGCCGGTTTGGTCCTGAGTGCCGCTTCCATTTCCGGGAGCACCTATTATGCCGCTACCGGGCAAGACCCTGTCTATGCTGCTGCGAACTCCATCGCCTCTGCCGCTGATACTGTTTTTATACCTGCCTTCAACGCCTTTTCCGCCAACTTTGTCAGTCCTGAAACTTTTCCTTCAAGTGCCGCTCAATATGTAGGCATTCAAGGGAGTGTAGGTGCTTCAATTGGTGCAATAAAAGAAGCTGTAGATGCATCAGACGCAGCTGAATTGACAGCTTTAAAAGCATTAATTGCGGCCAATTCTTATGAACCTTTTATTCAATGGGAAAATTTAACGAATAGTTCAGTTTTTGATACTTCCCACGGCCCGTACAAACCAATTGCGTCCTGGAACGGCTCTTGGGGTACAAACATGCTTGATTACATATCAAACATTAGAAACATGGCAGGCACGGAAGAATTAACGTCTGACTCAACTTATTATTATTTTTTCAGGTATATTAATACAACCACTGCGCAACTTTGGCGTATGCAGCGCGCGCAACTCTCCCCCAGCGACACTAGACATTGGTGCAATCAGATACCCGTTATACCTACCTCTCTTTCCGTAACCCTTGAGCCCAATCCCGGCGCGATTAATCATGAAGCCCTTAAAGAAGCACTTGCCAACCCATCACCTCAAGTTAAGGAAGAATTAAAAGAGGCCGTCAAAAGTGTTCCAGATGAAAATAAAGTTGTTTCCTCCAATCCTTCCCCTTCATCAGTACCAGCCCCTTCTCAAACTGCCATTACCAATGAACAGGTCAACAACTTTTTCACTCAAAACACTTCCAATGTTTATAACGAATATAACAATATCGCCAATAATGCATCTTCAACTTACAACGATATAGAAGGGGCGAAGGCTGCCGCTGAACTGGCAAAAGAACAAGAGGAAGCTGAAAAAAAGGAAGAAACGTTTTCCCCTATTGCCTCCTCGGCATTTGAAGAACCCTATGACCCCGGCCCTTATGACATTCCCGAACGGTTTTCATCCTTCCTGAACACGGTCAAATCCTCGGGCCTCTTTTCGTTTTCCTCCAGCTTCTTCAACTCCCTGCCCGGTGGCGGCTCGCCCGTCTACCAGATCGAAGCCGGACAATACGGCTCCCATACCATCGACCTCTCGCAAACCATGTCCATCGGGCTGGCGGTATTAAAAACCATCCTTCTGGCCTGCTTCGGCTTCCTGTCGATCCGGGCCGTGATCATGAAGAGGTAAATATGAGCGGATTCGGCGTCATTATCGGCTGGCTGCGGACCTTTTGGGAATGGGTGGAAACCGGCTTCACCTGGATTCTCGATGGTTTTATCGAACTGCTGCAATTCGTGGTGTTCACCATATTCGACGGGTTGCTCTCGGTTGTTGAAACCGCCCTGGCTGCGATTGATCTTTCCTCGGTGCTGTTCAACTATGCCGCTGCCTGGTCGCATTTGCCGACGCAATTGATCTGGCTGATCAACGCGGTCGGCTTGCCGCAGTGCCTCGCGATCCTTGGCGCGGCCTACCTGATCCGGTTGACGCTCAATCTTATCCCGTCAGTCTTCACGAGGGTTTGACATGATCATTGGCTTTGCCGGTACTCCCGGCTCGGGCAAGACCTATGAAGCGGTGAAGAAGATCACCGACAACCTGCAATGGGGAAGGGTGGTCTACACCAACATTGACGGCATTTCTGATCCGGTCTGCCTGGAGATGATCAAAAGCTATTGTGAACTCTCCGACCTGGCCTTGATGAAACAGCTGCATTTTCTGGAGGACTGGCAGGTTCCGGATTTTTGGATGCATGTGCAGCCCGGCGCTTTGATCGTGCTCGATGAGGTGCAAAAGGTCTTTTCCTCTCGGGAATGGCAGACCACCAAGAACAACGCCTTTGCCTCCTGGGCCTCGACGCATCGGCACAACGGCTTTGACGTGGTGCTGATTTCGCAAGCAGTGGAACGGGTCGATTCCGCTGTTCGGTCACTCCTTGAATGGACTTATGTGTTCCGCAAGGTCAATTTCTTCGGCGGCGCGGTGCAGCGGAAATACCTCTGCTACTCCTACGGCGGCGACGATACCAACGCAGCCCCGCTCAAGAAGTCGGTGCGCACCTATAACCCCAAGGTGTTCCTCTGTTATAAGTCCTACGTGGCCAAGGACGTCAAGGAATTGGGGATCATGCAGCATGTCAACGTGTTGAAGCATCCGGTGTTCTTCGCCATCCCGCTCGTGCTCTGCTTCACCCTGTACATGCTCTTTGCCAAGTCGAGCATCGCCACCGGCGACCTGTTCGGCTCGAAACAGGTCATGACTTCCCACCAACGCAAAGACAACCCATTAGCCAGCACCGCCAAGACGGGTCCTGCCACTCGGCTCCAATCGATCACTCCCATCGACCGGGGCGGGCAGGTCGTATTCACCAACCGCAAAAAGGACACCCCATGAAAGCCTTCTCTGTCTTTCTCTTCTTTGCCTCCATGCTTCTCACCGGGGCGTTGGTCTTTGGCCTCTCCGGTTGCTCTCGCCAGGAGAAAAAAGAACCGCCACCAAAGGCCAGCCAAGCACCGAAAACCGAAGTGGCCCAACCGCTGCCCGTCAAAAAAGACGGCCCGGTTTCGGTTGATTTCGACAATGTGCCGCTGTCCGAAGTGGCGGTGTTCGTCACCAGTCAGACCGGCAAGGGGTTTATCCTTGGCGGCGCCGGCGACAAGGCCCTGTCCTGGATCGAATACAACATCCCCCGGGAAAAGCTGTTTAATTCCTTTACCGCCACCCTGGCCGCTGCCGGGCTGGTGCTCAAACCCACCAATGAGGAGCACACCGCGTTCACCATCAACCAGGCCGAAGAGATCAAGGTGCCCTGCAAGCTCAACTTCGCCACCAGTGAGCGGGGAACTTTCTTTCTCCTAGGCTCGACCATCTACGCCAAGGAATCTTTTCCCTTCCCGGTCACCACCGATGGTGCCCATTGGTACGCCACTCTACCGAAGAGCATGGCCGATTCTTTAGTTTCTTCCGCTGGCAAATGATTGGAAGACAGACACGGCCGCGTCGCGGCGGCCGGAAAGCCGCGCTGCTTTTCCTGTTGTTCTGCGTCAGCAGGAAACAACCTGGTCTATTGAAACGAAAAAAGGGGGAAGCGTGCCCTCCAGCTTAGCGGCCCTTTTTTCGTCCCTTGTGCTGGCAACCAAGCCTTGATCTAGGGCTTCTTCTGTTCTCTTAACCGCACAGCGGTTCACCGCAGGATATCAACATGAACACATCTTCCCACCGCACCAAAACCTTTCTCTCGCAAAAGCTCCGTTCCATCATCCAGGGCACCGAGTGCGACATTCCGTTTCTGCACCCGGAACCACAAATTGACATCCTTTCCACTATCCCCCTTGCGGATCACCGCTACAATCATCGCTATCCGCTCCTGTTGCACAAGGATGCCCGGTGTATTCGTGTTCCTGCGGCTGACTCAGGGTCTACCGACCAAGCACAAGCCCGATTAACAAGTGCTTCGCCAGTAGTACAGGCTTCCCCCTACCGCGTTTGTCGTGGTCTCGATTTTTTGAAAGTGTCGTTTTGGCTGGATTGGAACCCGCAGATTCAAAACTTCCTCGGCATCCTCGATTTCATGAAAAAACAGGTCCAGGAAACAGAACGCGATTGTATCCCGGTGTTCAAGGAAAACGGCTTTGACTGGAACCTCTACCGCACCGGCACTTCAAAATTTGCGTTCCGGATTAAATCCGGTGATGTCACCTTGATGTTCAGCAAACGAAAATCAGATCATCAAATGCCGAACTGTCGCCTGGAGATTGGTTCACTCTCTTGCTGGTCGCCGGGATTCTTCTCGATCTATGAACGAGTCAACGCCTTCCTCGCCGGGTATGGGGCCAAGGTCATCAAGGAACGGGTTTCCGAGGTCCACCTGGCTGCCGACTTCATCGGCACGGATATCAAGGCCGTTGATCTCTGCAATCAGGATAAATGGATCGTCAAGGCCACCCTGTTTAATCCTCACGACAAGATACCCCTCTATCATGCAGACCAGGAACCGGAACCCGATGACCTGGACTTCAACCCCCACTATACCCATCGCCGGTTTACTGGCGTTGACCTGGGCAAGGGTAACCTGATGCTCCGGGTCTACGACAAGGTAACCGAACTTAAACGCTCGAAAGCCACCAATAAACAGCAAATCTTCGCCGAAATATGGGGCTTCAAACAATACGATGAACAGTCCGTAACCCGTGTTGAATACCAAGTGCGCCGGCCCAAGCTCCGGGAGTTCGCAGCCTCCGAGGAAGAACGCATCGACACCGTTGCCGACCTGGTGAAGGCCCTGCGTTCCCTCTGGCAATACCTTACCACGGAATGGACCCGCCACACCCAGAACCCGGTCAACCGGAACCACAATCAATCGAAATCGAAAGTCTCCGAGTTCTGGCAGAAGGTCCAGGCCGTGGTCTGGTCTGGCGTCTTTGGCTATGTCCGCACACACCCGGTCAAACACCGGGACATCAACCAGCTTCGCAGCATGGCCCGAGGATGCTTGATGGCGGTCTGCGCCTCCCTGGAAGTGGAGCCCGGTGACATCGACAAGATTGTTCATCTCTGCAAGGAATTGATTGAAGAAGACTTGCATCGATTCTTCGAGGACGAACAGGCGTTCATCGACAAGATGACGACCAAGCGAAACGAGTTCATAGCGACCTTGGCAGGGTAGGGGAGATGAAAACCAGCATCTTCAAAACACCCCGGCGCGGCCTGATGGGTAGCAAACCCCTCGGCGTTGAATACATGCCGGATGTGAATGAACGTGCCCGCCGCATGAAAGCCGCCGCCGCGATCCGCGAGCCCGGCAAGCACACCGACAACCGACAATTGCGTTTACCTGGGCTCGAAAAATGACGGCATTATTAACCCCTCAAGATGTCGCGAACCTTTTGGCGTTGTCTGTCCGGACGGTTTACGACAACTACAAGCGACTCGGCGGTTTTTATCCCGCAGGCATAAAGCGGCTTCGATTTCGACAGGATATAATTCATGGGATTATGGAAGGACAAAAAGCGGAAGGATTGGTGCTACAAGTTCCAGATTCAGCTGAAAAACTACGGCAGCCGGGGCTATTCCACCAAAAAAGAGGCAATAGCAGCCAGGGCAGAACATCGACGTCGGGTCCTGGAAAGTACCGGACAAACCCCCAAAAGCATGGGCTTTAGGGAAGTGGCTAGCATTTATCTTGATGATGCACAACGTCGATTTGTTGTCAAAACATACAAATACAAGGTTTCAGTTTATAAAGCCTTCCTTGACTATCATGGCGACATCCCCATTGATAAAATAACGCCGATTATTATCGATTCGTACCTCAAAACTCGGCAGACGAACAACAATTACAACGTTCACCGGAAAGACCTTTCTGCCCTGTTTACCTATGCACGGGATCATCTACGACTCATCACACATAACCCCGTTTCAGGAATCGACAAGCTACCCCATACAGCGGCAAGGAAAAGAATACCTTCCGAAGAAGAGGTGGCTCGACTGCTTGATGCTGCTGATCAGGAGAATGAAAGGCCGTTCCTACTTTGCCTTCTTCACCTTGCGGCCCGAGTCGATGAAATTTTAAGGCTTACCTGGGACGATGTTGATTTCAAAAATCGGACTGTGACCAGGTGGACGAAGAAGCGCCGGGGAGGTGGATATGAGCCGATTGTAACCTATATGAATGATGATCTTTTGAATAGCCTTCGAACGCTTTATCAGAACCAGAAACACGAACACTGGGTGTTCTTGAATGAAGAAACCGGTGGACGCTTCAGAAACCGGCGCAAGATGCTTTACGGGATCAGCAAACGAGCAGGTATCGACCCGCCGATTCATTACCACGAGCTTCGGCATTTCGTGGCCAGCGTTCTGGCCGACAGCAAGACCGTAAGTAAGAAGACTATTTCCGAAATTCTCGGCCACAAGTCTCTTTCCACAACCGAAATTTATCTGCACTCAATTGGGGATTCGCAAGTAACGGCAATGAAGGGCTTGGAAGGCCGATTTTTAACGGAAGAGAGCAAAACCGCCACCAACACCCGCCACCAAGAATGA